ATGTTTCTGGTTCATTCACTGGTTCACTACTAGGAACTTCAACTAATGCATCAACTGCATCTTATTTAAATACATTAACTCAAAATTTAAATATAGTTCCACCATCAACTGGAACAAATAGTGCAATATATGTTTCTGGATCAAATACACAAGGTGGTTCAACATATATTGATTTTCTTAAAGTTTCCAACTCTACAAATCCAGTTGCAAATCCAAATAAATCATTTAGATTAGATCAAGAAGGAACATTACAAATAATTGATAGTGGGTATGTAAATACAATTTGGTCATTAACTGATAAAGGAATAGTTCAAATACCAAGTGCAGCTGGGAAAACTATTGGTTTTACAGCAACAGGTAGTGCAATCAATTTCAGAACAAACGGTGGTCAGTTATTCGATGATGGAAATTTTCATATTCACAGTTTGAATCCTGGTGCAAATCTTTGGTTGAATACATCTGGTTCTGGTAAATTTATAGTAAATGGACAGACTGGAACAACCGGTGGTATGTGTATCGGAACAGAAACTCAGTCCGGATATGTAACTATTAGTGGAAGCACGGATGTAACATTTTCATATGCTTACTTGGCAAATGTAGAACCACCAACTGGAACATCATCTGGAACAAATCCATATTCATTAACTGCAAACCAAAGAATACAGGCATCTGAATTTAATGCAACTTCAGATATACGATTAAAAAATATAATAGGTAAAATAGAATTATCCGATGCAATTCGATTGGTAAAACATATTGATCCTATTAAATTTACATGGAAAGATTCGGTAGATACCGGAATAAAAACAGGTTATTCCGCACAACAACTTGTAAAAACAGGATTTGAACATATAGTTGGTGGTGTTCCTAAACCTGGTTTAGAAGAAATGGTAGATGATGATGGATTCATTTCACCAAAGGATATTCAGTTAGTAGTAAATACAGACCAAATAATTGCATATCACAATGTAGTTATTCAAAATTTATTAGAAAGAATAGAAATTTTAGAAAAAAAGTTGTTAGATTCAAATAATTGATATTTATATTGGAACTAACGAGAGAAAATAATTGCCAAGTATACAAAGAGACTTAACCAATCTATTTGTTTCGGAATCATATTATAGGTTGATGCAAACCGATCCGGTTGATGATTCAACACTTCTTGACGGAACTGGATCTCTCGTTACATATTTAGCCGTATCTGGAACAGTTGATGCATTTTATTTCAAGGGAGATGGTTCACAACTAACCAATATAAGTGCTACATCTTTGCCAAATGGTGTTGTATCATCATCATCACAGACAATAACCCATCTTGTTGGCACAAATATAGTATCAAGTTCTTCTCAAAGAGGAGTTCTTGGTCTTGCAACAACAGACTCACCAACATTTAATAATCTTACCCTTACTGGTGATTTAACTGCAAGACAGTTAATTATTTCATCATCGGTAATAAATGTAACCCAATCATTCAGTAGTGGTTCAAATATATTCGGTAACGATATGTTGGACACACATCAATTTACTGGATCAGTATATGTTTCTGGTTCTGTATATGGTAAATTTGTTGGTGACGGTAGTGGTTTGACAAATCTTGTTGCAGCTGGAACTATATCATCTTCACAACAAATACAAAACTTTGGATTTATCACTTCAAGTGTTTGGGATGAAATCCTAAATAAACCAAACGGTATAGTTTCAAGTTCAATTCAAGTGTTAGGTGGAACCGGAATAATATCGTCATCCAATCAAAGAAGTTCTATTGGTTTAGGAACATCGGATAGTGTTGTATTTGGAAATGTATCTGCAAGTGGATTGGTTTTAAACGGTAATGCATTTATAGACGGAACTCTTACTGCTAGAACTTATGTAATTTCATCATCAGTAGTTGATATACAATCAATAAAGGCATCGGGTTCAACTCAATTTGGTGACACGATAGATGATACTCACCAATTTACTGGTTCATTGTTCCTAAGTGGATCATTAACATCACAGGGAACAATATCGGCATCACTTTTCAATGGTATATTTGCAGGAACAATTTCTTCTTCAGCACAAATAAGTGCATTAGGATTTGTAACAAGTGGTGAATTGAGTGGTAGTGTTTATTGGGATACTATTCTTAATAAACCAAATGGAATAGTCTCGTCTTCATCTCAAACACTTTCTCATCTTTTTGGAACCAATATAGTTTCTGGTTCTGGTCAAAGAAGTGTATTGGGATTGGGTGAAGCCGATTCACCGAGATTTAATACACTATATGCAACAAACGGTAATTTCGATGGAAACCTTTTGGTTGGTGGAACAATTACCGCAAGAACTTATGTAATTTCATCTTCGGTAGTTAATTACCAAACACTTTTGGTATCTGGTTCATCAAAATTTGGTGATAGTCTAGATGATATACACCAAATAACTGGTTCATTATCCGTAACTGGTAGTTCATATTTTGATGCTGATACTTTGGTATTTACTGGATCTGCTTATATTACCGGCAGTCTTAATGTTGAGGGTAAGTTTGTATTACCAACAACAAATGAACTTCCTATGATAGATTCAACAGGAAGTTTAGTGATTTCAGGAAGTAATCTATATTTATTCATATAAACAACTCAATTTTGGAGAATTAAATGGCAACGTGGAAAAAACTTATAGTATCGGGTAGTGTGGCCGAATTAGCGGCGGTAAGCGCTTCGGTTGGTGTATTAGTCGGTGCTAATCAACAAATTCAAACTACACAAGCTGGTACCCGTCTTACTGGTTCTTTCACGGGATCCTTCACAGGTGACGGTAGTGGTTTAGTCGGTGTAACAGCAACACCATCATTTCCAACAACTGCAAAAACAACTATTGCATCTAGTGATAAATTCTTTATCAATGATGATGCTGGTGATGCAACAAGTGGTAATAAGAAAATTACATTATCAAATTTATTAACTGATATTGCAGGTAATGGTATATCTGCTGTTGGTGGTGAAACACTTAATGTTAATTCTGCTTCTTTACAAACATTCTTTAATTCATCATCATACGCTGGTATTAGTGGTGATGTATTAATCAACCCAACTTCAGGTGTTGCAACTATACAAGCTAATTCCGTTGCTCTCGGAACAGATACAACAGGTGATTATGTTGCTACGGTATCCGCATCTGGTGCCCTTGTATCATCGGCAACAACTGGTGAAGGTAGCACACCAAATATCACACTTGATGTAAATTCCGCAACATTTACAAACGGTGTTAGGTCTGCACTTCCAAGTGGTGTAGTTAGTGCATCATCCCTTGCATCATCAACACAAGGAACTGCCGTTCTTACAACAAATGGTGTTGCCGGTTCTACTGTTGATTTAGGATTGGAAACAACTGATAGTCCACAGTTTGTTGGTTTAACACTTACAGGAGACATTGCAGTTAATGGTGGTGACATTACAACTAATGCAGCAACATTTAACGTTGCTACAACAAATGCAACAACTATAAATGTTGGAACAACCGGTGCAACTGCTGTTAATATAGGTGGTGGTGCTTCAACAACAACTGTAAACAATAAACTTGTTGTTTCAGGTGATTTGGTTGTAAATGGAACAACCACAACAGTAGATACAACAAACTTGACAGTTGAAGATAAATTTGCATTATTCGCATCTGGATCAGATGACTCAACAGACGGTGGTATAATTGTCCAACAAGGTGCTTCAACTGGATATGCTCTTGGCGTTGATGCTAGTGCAAACCGTTGGGCACTTCAAAATAATGCATCACCAACAACAACTTCTGTTACACCAGATGCTTTTATGGGTGTAATACAAGAAGGGGCGGTAAGCCCTACTTCTGATCCTGTTTATGGTGGTGTTAATGGAAACGGAACCGTTTTTGTGAACACAAATAACGGTGAAATTTGGATATATTCTTAAAAATTAGTATATTTGTTATGAAAAAAATAAAGAGTTTTATTATGGCTTTAATTAAAAAAGAAAATAACGAAAATAGTCCTATACCTCCAATTCCTCCTTTTTCAAAGGGGGAGTTGGAGTTTTTATTAAAACTGATTTCCGAATGCACATTTCAAGGGAAAGAAGTGCAAGTTGTGTATGATTTAGTTTACAAACTTCAACAGTTATATGTAAAATGAGTTTAAAGATAATCAATACTGGTGGTAGTGGTGGATTGACTATACGAAACACCGGTGGTGTTGGTTCACTAAACATTATTCAATCTCAAACTGTATCATTAGTTACTGATGGTCTTACACTACAATTAGATGCATCAAATCCATCATCTTATGATGGTAGTGGTGTAATATGGACCGATATTTCTGTAACCGAACAAAACATTGAACTTGTAAATTCACCAACATTTACATCAGGAACACCAGCATATTTCACATTTAATGGTTCAGACCAATTTGGTGTAGGTAATGGTGAAGTTTTATCATCAACTTCCTACACTAAATCTGTATGGTTTTATCTAAATGGATATGCTGATAATAACTTAGTAAGTAGTGATACTGGTGGACATTTTATGTATATGGCTGGTAGTAATAAAATATATTGTGGTCACTCAAATTGGGGAAATTACCTTGCATATCCATCAACTGCTGATATTAGTTTGAATACATGGTATAATATAACCCTAATATTTAACACAACTGATGGAATGGTTTTGTATATTAACGGTATTCAAGACAGTACATATACTGCAGAAAAAACCGATCATAGTGGAGATAGTTCAACAAACATTGCTACTTTTGGTGGTGGCAATCTCCTGAATGGTAGAATTTCAAAAGTGTATTGTTACAACAGAAGTTTAACATCCGAAGAAGTCCTACAAAATTACAATTTCGATAAATCGGAATTTGGTTTATAGTATCTCAATAAAATTAACAAAACAATACAAAATCTCATATTTATAGCAGTATTCATATAAATCATGGAGTTTCCTGTTGTCTAATTGGAAAAAAATAATAGTAAGTGGAAGTCAGGCACATCTTTCATCCGTAACTGCATCAAATGGATCCATTATTTCTGGTTCACTCACCATGAGTGGATCAATTGTTAATGTTAATAATCTCGATTTCAATATGACATCAACTGTCCCTAGTGCAGCTGGTAGATTTGTTTGGGATGACGGAAATGGATCATTAGATTTAGGATTAAAGGGTGGGAATGTAAACTTACTATTAGGGCAACAGACATATGCTCGTATTTTTAATGCAGAAGCAACAACATTAAATAAAGGGGAAGTAGTTTACATTTCAGGATCTCAAGGAAACCGAGTTTCTGCAAAACGTGCAGATTATTCTGGTGAGGGTGATTCTGCAACTACAATAGGATTTGTTGCTGAGAGTATTACAAGTGGTGGTGAAGGTTTTATTATTACAAACGGTGTTTTAGAAAACCTAAATACAGTTGGTTTAACACAAGGTAAACTATTATATTTAAGTTCATCTGGACAGTATTCCGAAACCAAACCTATTGCACCACAACATACCGTAACATTGGGTTATGTTGAAAGAGTGCATGCAACCGTTGGTTCAATTTATGTAAAGATAGATAACGGTTATGAATTAGATGAATTACACAATGTTTTCACAACTGGCGTTAGTAACGGTGATTTACTAATGTATAGTGCAAGTTTGTGGAAAAATTCAAAACAATTAAGTGGTTCATATGGACTAACTGGTTCACTTCAAGCAACATCATTCACTGGTTCATTACAAGGTAGTGCCAGTTATGCTCTTCAGTCTTTATCTGCATCTTTTGCTACAACTGCTTCCTATGTTTTAGGTGGCGGTGGTGGTGTCTCCGATGGGGATAAAGGTGACATCACAGTTTCATCTGCAGGTGCAACATGGACAATTGATAATGATGCCGTAACTTTTGCAAAAATGCAAAATATATCACCCGGTGTTCTCGGTAGACAGTCTGCTGGAAGCGGTGATATAACAACATTGACTGCATTAACTGATTATCATGTTCTCCAATGGTTATCGGGTATACCTGTCTGGAGTTCAATTACAACCAACAATATCCAAATTTTTAATAATAATCGTATACTTGGCAAAGGAACAGGACTCGCATCAGAATTATCACTAGGAAATGGACTTGCAATAACAGGATCAACGTTAATTCTAACTGGCAGTCTTGTAACAATTGGTGGACCAACATCAACAGATTGGGAAGAATATGTCGGAACACCAAATAGATATATGTTAATCTCAGATGGTGTAACAAATGATATAACGGCATCTCATATTTTACAACTGGACACAAGTAACGAATCCATTAACATTTATGCAGGTATTGAGGGATATAATGATGCATCTATTCAATTGTCATCAAATGCATCTGTTAGTGCTGGTAATTTTTATGCAAATTCTGGAGGTGGCGGTGCAGGCAACTTCTACGGAACGTCATCTTATGCAACATCTGCTGCTACTGCATCATCAGTTGGAACATTAAGACAAAACATTACCGTTTCTGGTAGTATGTTCTTTTCTGGATCATTAAATACTCCTGTATTTGTTGATTATGAAGAAAAATATACAACTATTTCACCATCTGCTGGCAATTTAACTGTAAATCTTTCTGATGGGAATATATTTTTAGTAAATTTAAATGATAATGTTAGTGCAATGACAATTTCAAATCCTCCTAAAAATGTAAATGTTGGTAATTTTACGTTAATAGTAAATCAAATTGGAGTTTATTCATTTACATGGCCAACAGCTGTTACTTGGTCAAATGGTAATACCGCTCCAAGTCTTGATGGTGATGCCATAGACTTTTTTACATTTGTATCTTACAATAGCGGATCAAACTGGTACGGTTTTGTAGGAGGACAACAATATCCTAAACCATAATTTATTTTAATAATATGTTAAAAGATATAATATTAAATACTAGAAAAACAATACCACCCCCTCCTGTTTATTTTAATGAATTGTGGGGAACCGGACAACAATTATACCCAATTGGAGATGACTCTAATATAAATCGTTCTTCTCCAGTTCAAGTTGGAACAGATACAGATTGGTCATCCGTTTTTTCTGGAAGAGTTTCTTTTGCAATAAAAAGCAATGGATCATTGTGGAGTTGGGGAAACAACGATTACGGACAACTTGGTACAGACAGTCCAACTATTCTTATTCGTTCATCACCCGTTCAAGTTGGAACTTTAATGAATTGGAAAAAAGTTTCTGCCGGTGATGCACACGTTATTGCATTAAAAACTGATGGAACTATATGGTCGTGGGGTAGAAATGATCAAGGTTATCTTGGTATAAATGATGTCATAAATCGTTCTTCTCCTGTTCAAATTGGTAATAATACCGATTGGATTGATATTTCACGTATGAGTGCCATTAAATCAGATGGAACACTTTGGGTATGGGGCTACAATCTCGGTGGAGAATTAGGTTTATCTTATAGGGGTGATGAATTTAATAAAATATCTATAAATAGAAGTTTTAGTGTATTTACATCCGGTGAATTAACTGGTCTTGCAATTTCTTTTGATGGAAAGTTGTGGAGTTGGGGAAATAATGCAAATGGTGAATTAGGACTTAATGATACAATAGTAAGATCATCTGCCGAACAAGTGGGAATAGATACCAATTGGTCTAAAATTACAGCTGGAATAAGACATACATTGGGTATAAAAACAGATGGTACACTATGGTCTTGGGGTGCAAACATTAGAGGGCAATTAGGCATTAACGATACCGCATCAAGAAGTATTCCAACTCAAGTTGGAACGAATACAAATTGGAGTAAATTTTCAGCAGGTAGTTCATTTACTATTGCGATTCGTTCTGATGGCACAATGTGGAGCTGGGGAAATAATGCAAATGGTGAGTTAGGATTGTTAATATCATCAACTAACCATAGATCATCTCCTGTCCAAATTGGAACTAGATCGGATTGGACACAAGTTGCATGTGGACATGAACACTCAATTGCACTTCGTTCTGATGGCACAATGTGGAGTTGGGGTAGGAATACCGTCAGACAGTTAGGATTTACAACCACATTCAATGCAGCTAGATCATCACCAATACAAATCGGTGTATTATCCAATTGGACACAAGTATCTGCGGGTGGATCAAATTCAGCAGCAATAAGATCGGATGGAACTCTATGGGCATGGGGATTGAATACAGTTGGACAAGTGGGTAGAAACAATACGCTTAATGTTTCTTCTCCAGTTCAAGTTGGAACTAGATCAGATTGGACACAAGTATCTATTAGGAGTTCAACACTTGCAATAAGATCGGATGGAACTTTTTGGGGATGGGGTGATAATTTTGCTGGCCAATTAGGACTACTTGATTCTATAAATAGATCCAGTCCTGTTCAGATTGGAACTTTGTCCAATTGGGTGTCCGCTTCAAATTTAGGATTGGTTAATATGGCAATGGATAACTCTGGAAAAATATACACTGCAGGTGGTAGTCAAAATGCATTATCAAGAATAGTATATGATAGTATAAACCGATCTAGTCCTGTACAACTTGGTGAAGAAACTAATTGGAAATCATTTTTTGGTTCATTCTATTCCGTTGTGCAAAAAACAAATGGTAGTGTATGGACAATTAGATCTTTTCCAGTGCAAATAGGTACTGATACGGATTGGAAAAATTTAAGCATAGGTGGTGATTTGGAATCAACATCTGTAACTAAGATTGGTGTAAAAAATAACGGAACTCTTTGGGCATGGGGTGCTAATACATCTGGTATTTTAGGATTGGGTGATACTACTCAACGTAATGTCCCAACACAAGTGGGCACAGATACTAACTGGAGTACTAATACAGAAATAATAAGTAACAATGTAACTGCTATTAAAACAAATGGAACTCTTTGGGCATGGGGTCTTAATTCTGCAGGGCAGTTAGGTTTAGGTGATACGATAAATCGTTCCTCGCCTACACAAGTAGGAACTTTATCAACATGGGTATCTGCATCACAGTATTCAGTGATAAATCATTACATAAAAAGATATACTTAAATTTGCTTATTACGGATAAAATTTGTATATTAGATAATAGTGTATAAACATAAAAAAGGTTTTGTATTATGAATGGTAAAGAAATTCATCCTTTGGATATTGCCCTACGTCATGCGGTTAATGGTGAACCACATATAAGTGAAAAAATACTTCGAGAACAATCACAAGATGATTTGCGTGTTCTTTTTAATTTAGGATGGCACGAAATGCGGCATGGTAATATGTTGAAGGCATTTGAACATTTTAATTATGGTAGATTTATTAACACATTCGGTCTACCTGCTCTTCCTGGAAAGATATGGAAAGATGAACCATTGGAAAATAAAACACTTCTATTTCGATGTGAAGGTGGTTTTGGTGATCAAATAATGAATTTTCGTTTCGCTAAACGATTTCAAGAAATGGGTGCAAGAGTTTTAGTATCATGTGCCGCTGAATTGAAACCACTGTTTTCTCGTCATGGTTTCATATGTGTTGATAATGAAGTTATCATGTGTGCACATTACGATTATTGGGTTCCTGCGATGTCTGCTCCTTATGTTTTGGGTATGGAATTGGAAGATTTGGATGGTTCACCGTTTATTTACCCAACGGAACCGAGAAAATTGTTTTCAAAACCAAATCATCTTAAAGTTGGTATTCGTTGGAGTGGTTCACCGGAATTTGAAGATGAACAACACCGAAGATTTCCTCCGGAATTGATGATAAACCTACACGATATACCAAATACAACATTTTATTCACTTCAGCGTGACGAAAATCTTGTCGATGGTCTTCCCTTTGGTGATATGCGTGAACAAATGAAGACTTGGGATGAAACTGCTAATATAATTGCAGGTTGTGATGTTATCATTACATCTTGCACGTCAATTGGACATCTTTCGGGTGCTATGGGTAAACCAACATGGATTGTTACGCCTATTATGCCTTACTATTCGTGGGTTGTTCCAGGTAATACTTCCCGTTGGTATGATTCCGTTAGACTATTCAGACAAGAAAAATATGGTGAATGGGAATATCCTTTCCAAAAAATCCGTGAAGAACTTACAAAATTAGCAGAAGGGTATGTGAAATAATGGATTCTAACTTATTGAGTATAGATATTGTTCTACGGACACATAGTTTTATAGATATTCATGCAAACCCAACACCTAGATATTGTGGCGTTGATAAAACTACATTGGTTATCAAGTGTGTTAAGTCATTAGTTCAGTCAGCAGAACATTATGATGGGAAAATACATTTTGTTTGGTTTGATGACCACTCATCCCAAAAATTGATTGATGCCTTACACGAAATTTTCAAAACATCAAAACACACTTATGAGTTTAACGCATTAGAATTGCGTGGATGGAATGCATCCGGTCATGCACAATTTGATAGAGGTCGTTCATCTACTGCAGATTTAGTTTATTTTGTGGAAGATGATTACTTACATTACCCAAGTGCTATTGTTGAAATGGTAAATTCTTATGAAAAGTTCAAAACAAATTTAGGTGGTGAGGTTGCAATACACCCTTATGATGATCCAGACAATTACTTACCACTTTTCATAGATGAAACAAGAATTGTGTTGGGTGAAAATAGACATTGGAGAACAAACAAGTATTCTACATTCACTTTCATGTGCAATCCAGAAATAATCCGTAAATTTTGGAGTAGATTTTATACTTGTGCAACCGAATACATGACAGAATGGGGTGAGGCAAATCAAATTCAAGAAGGAACTACTATAAATCATATTTGGCGTTGGGAAGTTACAATGTTTACACCGATTCCGTCACTTGCTCTTCACATGGGATATGAAAGACAATTGGATCCTTATATTGATTGGAAGAAATTGTGGGATTCCATTGTATAATGATATTTATTTATATCTCATTTAATAAACAAAGGAATTGTAAATGAAATACGCTTATGTAGAGGATGGTGTTGTAAAGGAAAGTAATAGGGTATTGCCTATAAACTGGAAAAATGTTTCAAATTTTAATTTATTAGATGAAACCACATTAAAATCGTATGGATGGTTCCCATATAGGTTTGAACCAGCAACAATTCCTTCAAATTGTATCGGTAACGGTAGTAGTTTTGAAATTACCGATGATGAAGTTGTTGAAACACAACTATACAGAGAAAAATCTCAATCAGAAATAGATAGTGAACTCAATAGTCTTTGGTCTAACATTCGTTATCGTAGAAATGCTGAATTAAAAGAATGTGATTGGACACAAATATCAGACAGTCCTTTATCTGAAGAATTGCAAGTAGAATGGAGAACATATCGTCAGGCATTGAGAGACATAACATTGCAACCTGATCCATACAATGTAACTTGGCCAATAATACCTGGAACACCAAATGTATAATAAAGTCAATAAATTGATTAAGGAAATGAATCTTGCCATATTCAATGAAAATGATTTGGTAGATAAGGACGTTCTTGTTATTTATCCTGGAAAATTTCAACCTATGGCAATTTATCATAAAGAAGAATATGATAGAATCTGCCGTAAGTTTGATAAAGATAATGTGATAATTGTTACCGATGATATTACAGATGCAATTGAAAAGCCACTAACTTTTGATGAAAAATCTTCAATAATGCGCCGTCATAATGTTAAACATATTATGCAATCAAATACACCATTTCATGCAACTAATGTAATTGAAAAATTTGATAATGAAAGCACAGTTGTGATTTATGCGGTTGATAAAGATGATGTATCAAAATTAAAAGATTACAAACGGTTAATGCGATGGAATGGAACGAGTCAATTGCCATATAAAGATATTCAAAATCCATATGTTTATTATATGGTTGTTAATCATGTTCGTTATGATATACCAAGTTTTGGCAAAATGGAATCTAAAAGTATTTTTACTGCATTAGGTGACAGAAGTGCAAAATTGTCTGAATTAAAGTCACGTTTCATTTCAATATTTGGCTGGTTTGATGTGGACATATTTAATATGGTTGTCTCCAAGTTCAATACAAAACGTGGAAAAATGAAAGAGGACAAATCAGATAAAACGGGTTTAAGACCTATGCACATGATAACGAGAAAATTTTGGAATAAAGTTTACAATGAAATAATAAAATAAAAGGTTATGTTATGGATATTAAAATTGATAATATTGATGATGTTAAAAAACTTCTTGTCGGTGAACATGAGAGTCAAAATAAAATTACAGTTGGATATGATGGTGTAAATAAAGATGAATCGGTGGTAAGACAAATTGGTGATAAATGGTTTGATTCCGATGGAAATGAGTGGGAACAAAAGAATGGATATAAGGTAAAACTTGGAAAAGAATGGCAACAAGAATTACATGAGTATTTGAATACATTTCCAAACTGTCCAAAAGAAACTTGCACTTGTGGTATGCCTAAAAAAATAGATCAAAAAATGAAAAAAATACACGGTATGTGTTTTGATTGTGTAATTGATATGGAACACAAAATTCGTCTTGAAGGTAAATGGGATGAATATGAGAAAACAAAATTGAAAGAAAATGCACTTGCTTGGTTAGCAGAAGCGGAAAGAGATAAAAATTCTATTGCCAGTGAACTATCAAGAATGGAATTTACAAATGATTTCGGTGATAATGAAAAATGGAAAACGCCATTTAATAAAGAAGAAATGTTAGAAAAAATTGAAAATGAATTTGCAGAATTTAGAAAAAACTTTATTGAACAATTAGAAAGGGATTTAGGAGAGAGGAGTGCGGAAATATAATCCTATGTCAGAAACATTACGAGGAATTGGTGGTGGAATATCATCAAAAAGAGTAATGATGTTTTTTTCTTTCCTTGTTATGATATTTATGGCAGTATTATCAACGTTTTATGAAAAGAAAATAGAACAATTTATATTTGATGGTTTTCTTTACATAGTAGTTGGTAGTCTTTTCTCAGTTGCTTCAGAACAGTTTTCTGGAAAATTCAGAAGAATTGATAGTTCTGAATATCAGTCGGAATATGATGAAGAAGATATTATTGATGAACCACCAAAAAGAAATCGGAGAAACTTATGAAATCGGTAATAGTTGAAAGGGCTGTGCCTACAAATAAAAAACTTTACAATAGTATTAAGGCTAGAATTAGAAGAAAATATAAGGTATGGCCGAGTGCATATGCATCTGGTGCTCTTGTAAAGGCGTATAAGGCAGCCGGTGGTGGTTATAGAAATGTGAAAGAAACTATTGAAAATACAATATATCAATTAGAAGGATATGCTACAAACCCATGTGGAAAAATTACTGAATTACATTTTAGTTTGCAAGAAAATGAACCTAACATGATGAATGAGGCCGAATATCGTGGAAGAAAAGTTAGTTTGGGTAGACCATTTAGAACACCAGGTGGACCAAAAAAGTTTTCTGTTTATGTTAAAAAACCAAACGGTAATGTTGTAAAAGTAAACTTTGGTCACAAGGGTGAAGGTGGTAAGAAAACTATGCGTATTAAAAAAAGTAATGCAGCTCGTAGAAAATCATTTCGTGCCCGTCATAATTGTCAATCACCAGGACCCAGACACAAGGCAAGATATTGGTCATGCCGTTTTGGATGGCCTTCAAGTGGCAAAGGCGCAATAGATAAAACATAAGTAATAATATGAATTATCAAATATTTGAAAAAAGTTTAAAAGATAATATGGGTTTGCCTAACAACAAACCCATTGATAAAATTGTAGATGCTGTTGCAAATGCATATGAGTTGTCATGTGTAAACCATTGTTCAACAACATTTCAATCAAAATTATTAAGTGGTGATAAAAATACATTGAAAAAATGTATTGAAAGTGCTCTAAAAAATTCAAGCAAATTCACAAAACCATCTTCGGTTGGTTGGCAAACTATGGCAAACGGTTTTGTTTATTATTGGAAATCAGCAAGATTCACACCAATTCCTCCAATGCCACCATGCACCACACCAAACCCGTCATCAGCAAATCCTGGTGCAAATGTAATGTTTCCCGGTTCACCAACTCGTTTAAAAAAAGGTTTAGAATTTGCATGGACTAGAACCGTATTCAAAGATTTTGTAGATTATTTATACGATGCATTACTAGAATTTCATTTAACTATAACTGGAAATTACAATGGTATCGCTCCAACACCACTAGGTCCTGCTCCACTCGTTGTTCCTTGGTTTTCTATAATAGGTGGATCCAGAAGACGATCATTAACAAATAATTCCAATAGTTTATTGAAACCTGTACCACAAGGTAGAGGAACATATATTAGGGCAGTGCAATTGTGGGAAAGAAAAGCTAGAAGAATACCTGACCATGAAGAAAATGCAGGTATACTTTCTCCAGAATATATCAGAATTTTATATTCAAACAGAGGCGATGGATCTTCCGTTTCAACACCAGAAGTAGAAATTAATTTGATTAAAAAGAATTTGAATGGAATTATTATTCATAATCATCCTTGGGATGATGTAAAAGAATACGGTTCCGTTTACAGAGGATCGTTTTCTGCTGCAGATATAATAAATGCAATAGATAGAAATGTTGCGGAAACACGTGTGGTAAATATTGCATATACATTTGTCTTACAAAGACCCGTTGGTGGTTGGTCTTCTTTTAGAGGCGGTATTACATCAAAACGAAAACCAGATGGGACTTTTAATTCAGAAGATACTGGCATATTTAAAGATTTTGAAAATAATTTAAGAAATGAATTTCAAGAATATACTTATTCAAATTTTGAAAATAAATATGAGTTAAGATTTTTTGCATTAAAACGACTATTATCACCACAGGAAAAACAAGATATATTTGAAGAATGTTTGCACAATACAAACATTTTTCTTGCAAACAAATATGGTTGGAAGTATGAGAGAATACCGGTTGGTCAATTAAAAAATAGAGGGGAAATAAATCAACTAGAGGGATATTATGGTCCATAATATCTATCAAATAGAAAATAAAACTGAAAGAATAACTCAAGAGTTAAACCCACAAGTTAATCAAAGTCTGTATGACGGTAATGATGATATAAAAATATCTCCAGTTGGTGGATATGGTAGAGGTATTCAAATAATAAACGATTTTGAAGTTAAACAAAGATTTAAACCAAAAGAAAGAGCTTTGTATACTAATTTGAGAGTATCTTGGAAATTAGAAAAAGGCGGTGATGAAAAGAGCACAACGGGTTTGACAGAAAAAGAAGCTAGAATATATTTGGGATTAGACGATAGAATATCAACACACAATCACCCACAACAAAATAATGCTGATGGTGGTTCTTTTTCTCCCGATGATATAACTAGTTTCATAATACAAGGTGATTTAGAGTTAAGAGTTGTTGATTATGCGTATGTATATGTGATGCAAAGACCAGTAATAGGCTGGGATCTTTGGAAAAATGAATATCCTGAAACTATGGAGTATAAATTAGTTAATGGTGTTGCCGATTTTACAGGTAATCCATTATACCAATTTTTTGATCAGGCATTTATTTCAAATAGAAATAAACTTAAATTTGCTGCTGAAAAAGGAATTGGTAAGAATGACCCTAGATCTTGGTTTGAAGATTCATTGCATATTGCAAATGTTTTAGTTTCACAAAAATATAGATTACCATATGCGAGGTATTTTGATAACAGATAATGTAATAATAGATTGATTCAAAATGGAAAAAAAAATATACACAGATGATTCGTATTTATATGACAAATCTAAAAAATTAGTTTCAGATGAAGTTATCAATGAAACATATGTGAATGATCAGACAAACATAAATGAAAAACGTTTACTTGAAGAAGCTATAAAAATATCTCCAGTTGGTGGCTTTGGATCTAAAATTCCTATAATTAAAAAATTTGAAAAAATTTATAGAAAAAAAGAGATAGAATATGGTCTTTATACAAACAAATTGGGACAATACAAAAGAATAGTGCCTGGCGATAACGAACAAGTGCGTATTACGGGATCAGATTATCAATATTACAAAAGTCTTACAGATAGAATATCGTGTCATAATCATCCACCAAATTATGAGGATGAGACAAATTTTACAGGACGTCAAACTGAAGTTTACGGATCATTTTCATTTCCAGATATTTTAAGTATGATACAGGATACAGAAGTGGAATCAAGAGTTGTAGATTCTAAATACACATACGTTATACAAGAACCAAAAATTGGATGGAGTAATTGGTTAGTTGAAAATCCAAATTACGAATCTGAGATGTCAAAAGAACGTGAAAAAATAAGAGAAGAATTATATGCTAAATTTGAAAGTATATTTGAAACACTTAACACCAATGATGACGAGTATACGATTAACGATTGGATTCATGGTGAAGTTACTCACGGAACAATGTTAGAATTATCAAAAAAATTTAAAATACCATACGCAAGGTATAATTGGAGTGGTTTCACGATATACAGAGAAGATAAATAAAAAATAAATTAAATTTATATTTATGAGTATGAATAAATGCACAGAAAATATAGTAAGAGAAATTATACACGAATACTTAAAATCTGTAATCATTGAAGGTAAAAAGCCGAGTGGTGGTTTAACCGGATGGTTTAGAGAAAAATGGGTGGATATTTCTCGTAAGAAGAAAAGTGGTGGACATCCACGAT